GTCAAAACAACTAAATGCAAATGATGATAACTTTGCACTTGAGGATTATGCGCTAGCCGCATAGTTACTCGGAGTTTCGGTAGGTTTCTTAGCAACAGAATAACCTACCACTTTTTATAATGATTACAGGAAAATATATACTATGGCAGTTTTCACAACATCGAAAACATTTACGAACGCAATAGAAATTATTGCTAAAGAAAAGAACATTACTCATATGGATGCTATTCTTTGGTACTGTGATAAAGAAGGTATTGAACCAGACTCAGTTGGTTCTCTTGTTTCCAAAGGTCTAAAAGAAAAAATTGAAGCGAATGCTCGTGACTTAAATTTTCTGCCAAGAAGAGCTCAGTTACCAGTATAGAAAGTTTTTAATGGAAGCAATTGATGTGTATCTTATGTACTGTGCAATGAAAGCACACTTTGGTAAAACTGATTATGACTTTGTTACTTACAAAGGCAAAACTCGTATCAAACGAGATTCTTTCTACAAGAGAAAGGATAGATATTTCTTTGTCAAAATCTCACGAAAATATAAAACCGAAGAAAACATAAAAAATTATTTTGTCTCTAATTTTATTAAAGACAGTAAAGGTTATGTATCAAATTTTAATGATGAAAACTATGAAGAGTGGAAAAGTAAAAGAGCTAACTTTTACGATCAATTCACATTAGAGATTATGCCTTTTATTAAAAACTTCAATCCTATTTTTTTCATTGAAGATAACGAACACCCTATATTATTAAAAGAGTATCTTGGAAAAAGAATATCATTAGAAACTCTTATCATTCTTGACGAGTTGGTTGATTTTAGTAAAACATGGAACAAAAAACTATCTGAGGATTACATATGGCAAGACATTAAAAATATGATGAATAATTACAAAAGGTTCTTGACTTTGGACAAGAATAAGTATAGAATACAGTTATTAAATCTAATAGAGGAGTCTAATTAAAATGGATTTAGGAAATGTTGTATCTGAAATGAGCGAAAAAGAATTCGAACAGGAACAGAACGCAATAAGGATGCTTGACGTTGTTGAAGCAGAAAATAAGAAACTCGTTATACGAGTTAAAGAGTTGGAATTTGATTGTGCTGAATTAACTAAAAACAATTCAGAATTGTCAGAGAGAGTCAAGAGACTTGCAACTCGACAACCATCATGGCCAAAAGGATTCAATCCACAAGGTCGCAATACAAACTCAAGGTTTAACAATAAAAGAGAATCACGTTAAACAATCATGTGGGGTTATAGCTCAGTTGGGAGAGCGTCTGGTTTGCATCCAGAAGGTCGTGGGTTCGATTCCCTCTAACTCCACCACTTTTGTCGCCGGTATAGTTAAACGGTATAACAGTTGCCTTGTAAGCATCAGTTTGAGGTTCGATTCCTTGTATCGGCACCAATTTTAAAGGATATATAATGGGTACTAAAGTATTAACATTAACACTAATTGCACCAAATAGAAAATTGCCTAATAGTAAGATGCGGTGGTTTGCACTTACAATCGCACTTTTAGCTGTAATGTTTCTTGCATCAGGAAGTGTTGCTTCTCAGTGGGTAGGTTGGTCATTGTCTGTGGTCGCCTGTGCATTTTGGGCAAACTTTGCAAGATTAGATAAAGATACTCCACGAATGTTGATGGAGCTATTCTATCTTGGTGCATCTATTTGGGGGATATACAATTGGATATAGAAGTATTACTTAAAGACCACATGGGAAGTGACTTGACTATTGTTAATGCTGCTCGTGTATCTTTTGATAAGGAATCCGAATGGGATAGGGGATTTACTGGTGGTCAAGTTGAAGGTCTTCTTAATTATGGTGATGAACGACTTATAGGTTATCTTGCAAAACATAATCATTGGAGTCCATTCGGTCATGCATCAATGCAGTTTAGAATCAAAGCTCCTGTGTTTGTTGCAAGACAATTAGTCAAACATCAAATTGGTTTAACGTGGAACGAAGTGTCTAGACGATATGTCAGTGATGACCCATCAATTTATTATCCAGATGTGTGGCGTGCAGCTGCAACAGATAAGAAACAAGGTTCTGATGAAGAAAGAACTATAGAGTGGATTAAAGATATTTATCCTGATGATGAAGATATTAGAGTTAGTTCTTTGTACAGAAAAGCTGTCACAAAAGCACTTGATGCTTATGATATACTAATTGAGGGTGGCATTGCACCAGAACAAGCAAGAATGGTTTTACCTCAATCTATGTTTACAGAATGGTATTGGTCTGGAACACTCTATGCGTTTGCAAGGGTTTGTAATTTAAGATGTAAACCAGACGCACAATATGAAACACGAATAGTTGCAAATAAAATTGATGAAGTTGCAAAGGATTTATTTCCTGTCAGCTGGGAGCATTTAAGAACATGAAATCTTTAGTTATTGGTAATGGTGAATCACGTTCATGGTTTGACCCAAGTAAAAACAATATTGGTTTGGACGAAGTTAAAACGTGGGGTTGTAATGCAATTTATCGTGATGGTATAGTAGACAATCTTGTTGCAGTTGATTATGGAATACAACAGGAAATTGTTAAATCTAAATATCCACTTGAAAATAAATGTTGGTTTACAAACTGGTCTACTGTTCCAGACTTTGTAGCAGACACAATGTTCATGGGATATAAGATACCTGATTCTTTTATTCATTACAGTGGAGATAAAACTGACAAGTGTGTCATCTCAGGTAAAGACCCTGCTACTTTGCAAGAAAAGATTGATACAGCTATGCATATGAATCCAGATTTAGATATGGAAGACCTTCGTATGAAAATGGAAAAGGACTCTGGTGTTTGGATTACTTACGTTACTGGTAATGAAAGAATCTGTCCTGTTGGAGATTATTTGCGTAGTTGGTCTGCGGGCAATGCGGCACTACATTTAGCATGTGATCCACCTATGCACGAAACATTAGGAAGATTTCCTATTAAATCAGATGAAGTGTATATGATTGGATATGATCTATCGACATATGAGAAACCACTAAATAATATGTACAAGGGTACAGACAACTATCTTCCAGCAAACGCAAAAGGATTTAGTTCAGTAAATTGGGGTATGCAATTAAAAAGAGTTTTTACTGATTTCCCTGATACTACTTTTTATTGGGTTGATGCAACAGAAGAAGGTAAGACGTTAGCAGATGCGTTCCATCTAAAGAACATAATATATATTACTAAAGATGAATTGTGTGAGGAATTAAAAATAACATGAGTGGAGTTCCTATATTTCCAACAGGGGTTGTAAAACAGTATAATAGTCCAATACCATTTATGGAAACTATTGATCTAAATCAATTTTCATATGAAACATTTAAAGGTTCAACAAAACTAAGAACGGAAAAATATTTAAATATATTGCTTAACCCAGCAATGAAAGATATTGCAACATGGATTGAAATGCAAGCTAAAGATTACCTAGACAACGAACTTGGTTTAGAATACGAGGAGTTTTTCTTTTCAGAGAGTTGGTTAAACATTAGTGGTAAGGGTGGTGAACAAGGAATACACAATCACTCTAACTCAATCATTAGTGGAACATATTATTTAAGGTCAGAGGACGGACACCCACCACTTCAATTTCACAGGTCAAAGTATGACGGTGTGCCATTTATATCTCTTACTGAACACTACAAGCAGGGAAACCCAAACACAGCTTCTAAGCTGTCGTTTCCTTGCACACAAGATTCTATGATTGTCTTTCAATCTCAATTGTATCATGGTCACATACCAAATGATCTTGATAAAGAACGGATTGGACTTTCTTGGAATGCTCTTGTCAATTTTAGACAAGATGACAAAAGTATATATAGGATAAGGTTTGTTCAAGAAGATACTTGACTTTCCCTATAAAACTGTATATAATACTACATTAACATACGAAAACATATATTAACATAAGGAGAAAAATATGTCGTTAAGTTCACTCAAGAAGTCTAATTCTTTAGACAAACTGCTTGGAGCAGTCAAAGAGGAAAACGCACCACAAGAGAAGAAGTCTTACAAAGACGAAAGAATCTGGAAGCCTGTAATGGATAAAACTGGTAATGGTTTTGCTATTATTCGTTTTCTTCCTGCGGTCGAAGGTGAAGATATGCCATGGGCAAAGGTCTGGAATCACGCATTTCAAGGCCCAACTGGTCAATGGTATATTGAGAACTCTCTTACCACACTTGGTCAGAATGACCCTGTATCAGAATTAAACTCAGAACATTGGAATTCTGGTGTAGAGTCTGATAAAGAGATTGCTCGTAGACAAAAACGTAAGTTGCAATACTTCTCTAATATTTACGTTGTCAAGGACAGTGCAAATCCTGAGAATGAAGGTAATGTATTCCTTTATCGCTTTGGTAAGAAAATCTTTGACAAGATTATGGAAACCATGCAACCTGCATTTGAAGATGAAAGTGCTATAAATCCTTTTGACTTCTGGCAAGGTGCTAACTTTAAGTTAAAACTTCGCAAGGTAGACGGTTATTGGAACTATGACAAGTCAGAGTTTGAAGCACCATCAGCATTGTTTGACAATGACGATGACATTGAAGCAGTATGGAAGAAGGAACATGCTCTATCAGAGTTTACTGCTTCTACTAACTTCAAGTCATATGATGAGTTGAAAACTCGTTTGGATATGGTTCTTGCTGGAACTACTAAGGTAGGAAGTGCAGCTGAGATTATGGAATCTGCTCCTGTAGCATCTCCATCAGTTGATACTACTCCAGTTGCAGCTCCGTCTGTAACACAAGATGATGAAAGTGATACTATGGATTATTTTCAGAAACTTGCAAACGAATAGTAGAGATACTATGAACGACCCTCTACTGAGAAATCAGTAGGGGGTTTTTGTTTTAGAATGCATAGTTTAATGTTTTAATTAATGGGTTGGGGTGTTGCAAGCTTGTACTGGTGAAGGTTGCACTAGAACTTGAATTACTGTTAACAACATTTGTAGATTTTGCATCAACCACTACTGGAGATCCACCACCACCACCAGATCGTTCTACTCCTGCCTTATTTACTTGATTAGCTCTTTCGGTGTTAACAAGGTCAGCACCAGAAATATCTCCTGATAATATACTCATTGCTTTAGCATATTCCGCCACTGCTTTTGAGTTGTTCATTACTCCCCTTGCATTAATATCCATTTCACCAAATTTTTGTAATTTTTCTAATGGAGAGTCGCCACCAAATAGTTTTACTAATCCACCTGTTAGACCGCCTATAAAACTACCAGCACCTTGAGCTGCTTCTCCAGCACCAGCCATTGCTATTGCTTTAGAATAACTGACTAACGCATTTGCATTTGATGTTGCCTGTACAGCATTGATTGGTGTTTCAGAAAATATTTTAAGTTGTTCTAATGGAGTTAATTTATCCTTTCCACCAAAGAAACCACCTATAGAACCAACAAGACCGCCGACACCCTCGATAGCTTTACCTGCACCAAATGCAGCCAGACCTAAGCCAATTGCACCTATACCTTTACCAACTTCCATTAATTTAACACCATCAAGTTCTTCAAAAGATTTAAAACCACTCGACAGTGATGGCATTGCTTTTCCTAGCAAATATGCAGCTCCTGCAACAGCACCACCTACCGCAACTATCGCTAGAGCAAACGCAGCTGCTCCAAGTGCTACAGCGGGATTTGCAAATGCCATAAATCCACCTGCGATTCCTTTGAGGATTCCACCAAGGCCTTTGCCTATTCCTTTGCCTATATTGGCAATACCCTTTCCAGCTTTGGAAGCACCACCACCACCACCTTTTGCAACAGCACCACCAGCACCACCTTTTGCAGCACCAGCACCCTTACCCATAATGCTTGTAAATGCTGGTTTTTTGCCAGCAGCACCTTTACCACCAATACCAGTTAATTTTTTTGCAAACCCACCAACCCCACCAAGCAAACCTTTTACTGCTTTAATAAGTTTAACAAATTTAAATGCAGCAAATAAAGATGCAGCTGCACCTATTCCAAGAACTATACCACCAATTCCACCTTTGTCACCAAATAGTGCTTTGATACCTTTTATGAAACCGCCACCTTCACCAAAGAACGCATTATAAAATTCTTTTAATTTAGGAACAAGTACATCTACAATATAAACTTTTGTTTTTTCCCATAGTGGACTGTTTAAAAATGCTACAAGTGCGAGTGCAAAACCAGCAATTACAAATCCCTTTATAAGAGCCATCACACCTTTACTAGCAGACTTTAACTTTTCTTTTGCACCATCTCTTAAACCATTAATTCCACCAGCAATCTTACCAAGAAGTCCTTCTTGTTTTGCAGCTAATGCTCGTTGTTCATTCTTTATTTCTTTTTTAGCACTCTTACTTGTAGCATTTTTTAATCTTTCTGCTAATTCATCTTTTTGAAGTTTATAATTTAATTTATTAAATTTTAGATTATCTTCAGCTTTACCACCATTTTTTTCTATTCCTTCACGAACTAACTTTAATTCTTCTGATCGTGCCTTTAACTTTTCCGACTCTACGCCCCGAGCATCAAATTGCTTTTGATTAATACCTAGCAATGTCCCAGTTAATGATTTAATTTTTTCAAGTGCATCAGCTATTTTCTTGTTCTCTTTCTCAACTTCGTCTTTCTTTGCATCTGCCTCTTTCTTGACATTTCGCTGTGCCTCTAATTCTTTTTCACTCTCTACTTCTCGAGCAGCAGAGGCTGCAGCTGCAGCATTTACTCTTTTAGTTTCTGCACCTTTTCTAGCCGATTCATTTTTTGTATCAAACGCAAATTGCTT